CCGATCTTGCCGCTTCCGATCGCCTTCGCCAGCGCGCCGTCGATCATCCGCCCGGCGCGCCCGACGCCGGCCACCAGCGGCCCCTCGAGCTCGCCGCGCATGGTCGACACGTCGCGCGCGAACCCAGCCGTATCCGCCCGAACGCTGATCACCAGCCGCTCGATTTCCTCGTCCATTTTTGTGTTCCTCTAGTCGGGAAAGCGCCGCCGCAGTTCCTCGATCGCCGCACGCTCAGGCGGCACCTCGACCGTACCAGGCGGCTCCAGCGCCAGCCCCAGCTCCGCCGGCGTAGCCCGCCAGAACTCGTCCGGCCGCCACCCCAAAACCGCCGCCGCCACCCCGCTCAACCGGGCGGCAGCCTCACCAAAACCCCTCTCCCGCAAGTGGGAGAGGGAGGAGCCCGCGGCGCAGCCGTGGGAGGGTGCGGGCCGTGTCACCGCCCCTGCAAAATCTGCGCAAGTACCCCGCGCAGCACCGGGGTTACCCCCGCCAGCCCCTTCTCGACGATCGCCTCGCCGATCCGCTCCCGCGTCACTCCGACCGCGCGCCCGCGCGACAGATGGTCGAACAGCGCCGCGATCTCCTCCAGCCGCAAACGCCCTTCCGCGGCCCGCTCGACCAGCGTGAACAGCGATCCCAGTTCTTCCTCTGCCGCCACCAGCGCGGTGAAACTCGGCCGCAGCACCAGCACTTCGCCGCCGACCTCGAGCCCCGCCTCCCCGCGATGCGGATTGGGCCCGCTCACAGCGACGCCACCTCGCCCGAGCTTTCCAGCGCGATCGTGTAATTGCGCTCGCCGTTGAAATCCCCGGCATATTCCAGCCGCGTGACCAGGAACCTGCCCCGCATCCGCTCGCCGCTTTCGAAGCTCAGCTCATACGCCTCGATATCCCCGCCCAGCGCCAGGCCGCGCAGACGCGTCTCCGCCGTGCTGCCCGTGAAGATCCCGCTCGCCGCGACCGACACCGATCGCACGCCCGCGCCCGACAGCAGTTCGCGCCACCCGCCGCTGCCCTTGTTGGTGATCGCCACCGCATCGCCGTTGACCGACAATTGCGTCGTCTTCAGCCCCGCCACCGTCGCGAATTCCGGGCTCGCCGCCCCGTCCCCGATTTTGAGCAGAAACGCACTCCCACGCTCAGCCGCCATAAAGTCCTCCATGTCTGTTCAGTCCCTCTCCCGCCGTGCGGGAGAGCAGGGTCGGGGCCGTGTCACTCAGACCTTCAGCACCCGCACCCGGTAATCCACCGCCGCGGCCCACGGCCCGGCGACGTCGCGCACCACCCGCCGCCGAAGCAGCCGCAGCGACGCAAGCTGCCACCCCTCTACCGCCGCCAGCCGCGCCACCGCCTCCTCGACCGCATCGGCGATGCCGTGCAGCCTCGCCGGCTGCTCGTCCCACGCGGTGATCGCCACCATCACCTCCCGTCCCTCGCCGCTCTTGTGGCTCCAGTCGCTCTCGCTCCCGGCATCGAGCACCAGATACGGGAACGGCGACCGCGCCGGCGGCCCGTCGAACACGCCGACGATCCCCTCGATGCTGCCGAGCAACGCGGCCAGCGACGCCTGCAGCGCCCCGCCCGCGCTCATCGCCGGTAACTCGCGAAGCGAAGCGCCGGATCGGTCAGCCAGCGCTTGCGGACCTCGCGGCCACGGATCTCGAGTTCAGCCTCGCGGATCCGCACATCGACCGCCTTGAGCCGCTCGATCCAATGGTCGGCGAGCATTCCGATCAGCCGCCGCTGCGCACTGCTCGCGCGGCGCTCGGCTGCATCCTGAAGCGCCCTCATTGCCGCACCTCCTCGCAGCGCATCGCGATCCGGTCGGGCGTGCGCGGGTCGGCGACGATCTGCCGAACCATCAGCACCCGCCCTTTCCACGCCACGCGCTGGTCGATCCCCACCTGGTCGCGGCTGCGGATCGTCACCCTGAAGCGCGGCATCGCGCTCAGCGCCTGCCCTTCCGCCTCGGCCCCGACCCCGTCCGGAAGCACCGACGCAAGACATCTGCACAGCGGCTCCCACGCGTATTCCTGCAAGCCCATCGCATTGCGCGCCGGCACCTGCCGCTCGATCGTCACCCGCTCCCGCAGCGAGCCCGCGAACTCGCCGCTCATGCCAACCTCATCCGGCGGTATGGCCGCCACAGCGCGGTCACCGCCGCCGGCGGCTCCCCGCCCTTGCCGTCGCGTGTCTCGAACAAATGCGCGACGAGGCGCAGCACGCCCTGGCGGATCGGCTCGGGCACGCCGTTCGGCTCCCCCGCCATCCCAGCCATGCCGCCGACCCGCAGCCGCCGGCCCGCAAGCAGCGCACTGACCCGTACCCAGCCGTCGCCGCTGCTGTCGATGTCGACCGCATAAGCGCTTGGCGGAAGCAACACCGCGCTGCCATCGTCGGCGATCAGCTCGACCTGGTCGATGACCCGCACCGGCGACGTGCTGAGCCGCTGCCAGTCACTGCTCAGCGGCAGCTCCTCACGCATCGGTCGCGCCACCAGCACCTGCCCCAGGAAGCTCTCGCACAGCGCGCCCGCGGTGCGAATCAGCCCGGCCAGGATCGCCTCCTCCTCGCCGGTCTCGACCCGGACATAGGCCTGCGCCTCGCCCAGCGTGACGACCGGTGGCGCGTTCGCCGCATCCGCCATCACCGCGCCTCCACGCGCAGCACGACCGAGCGGCTGTCGCGCCGTCCGGTCGCCGTCAGCACCGAATTGATCAGCCGGTACAATCGCCCGGCAATCCCGCCCGCGGCCGTCACCCGCGTGCTCGCCGCGTCGAAGTCGCTGCCGGCGATCGTCACCCCGCCAGGCTCGTCGGGAGTGACCAGCCAATCGCTCGTCGCGATCTGGTCGTCGCCGAGATATTCGGCGCCCCAGTCGATCAGATAGTCGAGGACCGACTCCGGGTCCTTCAGCAAGAATGTCATGGCAATTCCCTTGTTCGAACATATCCGCCCGCGGCATCGGCTCAGCGCGCTTCCGGCACGCTCGTCACATCGGCGCGGGCCAGCGTCTGGCGGGTCCGCGGAGTCCGCGTCCGGCTCTGTTGCGGGGCACTCTGCGCGGCGATCGGAAGCGCCGCGATCGGCTCGGCCGAGATGCTCATGCCGCCCCCCTAACCACGCGACACCCGCACCGTTTCAAGCGTCACCGTGTCGCTTGTGCTGGTCAGCGTGCCGGTCACGAACACCGTGTTCGGCACCGTCCAGTCGAGCGTTGCCTGCGCCACCCCGCTGCTCTGGTTGACTGCGTATCCGCCGCTGTTCGCATAAGGCACCAGCGTACTGTTGGCGCCGCTTGCCGCCCGCACCACGGCGGCCACCAACGGCGCCTCGAACACGTTGACCGTGCGCCCGCGCGAATAGAACATCGCCGCGCTTGCAAGGGTCGGCCCGACCTTGACCGCAAGCGTCTTGCTGCTCGCGCTGTTGGTCCAGGTGAACACCGGCTCGATGCGCAGCTGGTCGCCGGCGCTCAGCGTGTTGGCCGGGATGACGAGCGAGAACAGCACTGTCTCGCTGGTCGATCCGGTCACCGATTGCGCGGCCGCCTGCCCGCCCAGCCGCGCCAGCGTTTCGATCTTGTCGAACACTGCGTTGCGGGTCGGCACCTTGGCCGATCCGTTCCAGCCGGCTCCATAGGGTTCGTCGGCAACGCTGACGTCGCCCGCGAATTCGGCGTTCTGCGTCCCGGTCGGGACCCGCAGCACCGCTGCGCCGCTCTTGTTGGCGAGCGTCAGGTCGAAGCTGCTTCCTTCGCCATAGACGACCATTCCGTTGACCGCGTTGCGATAGGCGACGCCGCCGGCCGCCGCGGCACCCGGGAACGCGGTATCACCGGTCAGTCGGAGCGTTCCTCCCACCCCGCTGAACGCTTCCCACACGCCGGGCACGCCGCCTTGCGTGCAGCGCCAGCCGATCGGCTCGCCGACCGACGGCTCGGAGTTGAAGCAGATCTCGCCCACCCCATGCTCGCCGCTGGTCGGCGCAATGCTGCCATACTGGACGATGTGCCCGAGGTTCGCGTCGTTCCACTCGCGGATCGCCAGGTTCTGCGGCATGAACAGGTAAGGCACCGGGTTGGATCGTCCGCCTCGCGTGAAGCCGCTGGAGGCGGGCGCGGGGCCGGTTGCGCGCCAGATGGCAGTGCCGTTCCAGCTGAACAACCACGTGTCGCCACCGACCGACTCCAGCCATGTGCCAACGCTCACATCGGAGGAGGCCCCGATCTGACGGATGATCCCGTCGTGGCCACGCCCATAATTGATGTCGTACGTTACACCGGCGACGAGCCGCCGTTGATTGATCGGCGAGTACCAGCACCAGCCTGCAGGGTCGGTCGTGGGCAGGAACACCGCGCCGTTGCCGATCACGCCGGAGCCATGCAGCCCGCCATCGACCCTGCCGCCGAAAAGCTGCGTCGGACCTTGCCCGCCTTCGGAATAGCAGCCGTACAGGTTGCAGTTCCCGCGATAGGATCCACTGGAATAGTAGGACTGACCGCTGACCCACGGCCGTGCCCACGTTCCCTCCGAGACAAGGTGCCAGACAGCGGCGTTAGAGCCGGGCGGGGTAGTAGAGGCAGCGGCCTCCTGCCCGGCGACCACGACATAGCGGTTGCCGCCGTGCGTGACCACGCCGTCGTTGGCCGCTCCGGCCTGGGTGCCGGTCGCGCTGAACCCGGAGTAGCCATTCACTTCGGTGTGACAGCCGTAGTAGGAATTGCCCAGGAACGACTGGTCGCTGACGCCCCACGCGCCGTTGCCGTCGAAGTGGCAGGCGAACGCGGTTCCGGCATTGGCGTCGGCTCCGGCCGCATAGAGACCGTGCCGCCCGTTATAGCCTGACAGCGAATATTCGATCCGCCACGAATTGGTGTTGCCAAGCTGCACCTGATTGGCGTCCGATGCCCCCGCGAACGCAATGCCGTCACGCGCGAACCCGGTCACCTTGCACTGGCTGACGAAGGCCCGTGCGACGCAATAGATTCCGTCCGCATTGTTGGAGACGAGACCGCCACCGCCGACCAGGTGCAGACCCTCGATTCGGCTGCCTTCAGCGGTCGTGTTGAACCCGCCCGGCGTGGTGTAGCCTTCGGACGTATGCGTGTTGACGACGATGCCGGCCGTATTCGCGGGGAAGCGGATTTGGGTCGCGCTGCCGCCCGCTCCGATAGTTTCGCCGAGTAACGTAAGCTGGCTCTTCAACTGGATCGTGCCCGAGCAATAGAAACGGCCCGCCGGGAAGAGGAGCGTGCCGTTGGGGCACTGATAGGTGTTCCCGACAGGTTGCGTCAGGCGCAAGAAGGTGATCGCCGCGTTGATCGCTGCCAGGCAGTCGGTCGTGTTGTCGGCGATCGCGCCGAACCAGCGGACATCGACCGGGCCGCTATACTTGCGCACCCAGGCGCCGCTCGCCCCGCTCGGAGTGGACGCCTTGGCGACGAACACGCCCTGCTGCGGGTCGGCGCTGATGCGTGCCGACAGGTTGGCGCTGTCGAACAGGAACAGGCCCTCGCGGCCGGCTTCGGTCAGCAGCGCCGGAGCATCGGTCGGCATCGACGCAAGCGCCGTCCGGGTCGCTGCCGCGATCGCCGAACTGCTCCCGCCCCCGCCGCCGCCGCTCGCGCCGAGCGACGCCGCCTCCAGCCTGGTGAACCACTCCGCCGCAGCGATCAGGGACAATGTCTTGGTCCCGCTGTTGAAGCTGGTCAGCGCACCGCTGATCGGCTCGCGCGCGATCGTCCCATTGGCCTGAAGCGTACCGCGCCCGACCTCGCGCTCGGCCGGCCTGTCGACTCCGATGCACGAATAGTAAAAGCGCTCGCCGGTCTGCAGCGCGCCCGCCAGCCCCGAATAGCCATTGACCACCGCGCCGAGCACGAAGCTGCCGGTCCCGACCGTGGTCGTGTAATTGCGCACGAGGTCGACGAACCTCGGATTGAAGGGCTCAGGCATGAGAACGGGGTCTCCACAACCTGTCCCGTTCGCGCTGGCTTGTCGAAACGCTGCCCTGCCCTTGATCGCTCAAGAGAAAGGCAGGACCTCGACGATGCTCAGCCGAACGGGAGAGGATAAAACGAAAGGAAAACAGGGCCCGGACGAAGGGGAACACGCCCGGGCCCGCGCGACGATCAGGCGAACTTCAGAAGCTTGATCGCCTCCGAATTCATAACCTGGCCGCCGACCCGCTTGGTCGCGTAGAAGTGCACGTACGGCTTGTGCGTGAACGGATCGCGCAGGATCGTCGTCGCGTTGCGCTCGGCGATGATATAGCCCGCCTTGAAGTTGCCGAACGCGATCGACAGGCTGTTCGCGGCCGTGTCGGGCATGTCCTCGGCCTCGATCAGCGGATAGCCGAGCAAGGTCGACGGCATTCCCGC